GAGATGAAGGTTGAAATCGAACTCACTGGCGTCAGGGAAGCCATGAAGGTGCTGGACCCAAAACTCGTCACGGCAGCCTCCCGGTCGGCTGTCAAAAAAGTCTCTGACCAGTGCCGGACGCATATCTCGAAGATGATACGTGACGAGTACAATATAAAGGCGAAGGACATCAATAAACGGCTGAAGGTGGCAACCAGGGCCCGTGGCGACGAGCTTGAAGCGGAGATAACGGGTCTCGGTCGAGGGCTCCCTCTCTCCGCTTTCGACGCCAGGCAGGAAGGGGTGCGGACAAGGAAGGGGGAGAGCCAATATACGAAAAAAGCGCAGCGCGCCGGCTGGGGTAAGGCTGGCGGGGTGGTGAGCGTGTTGGTCAAACATGCATCCGGCCGTAAGCCCGTCCGCACGGAACCAAAGGCGTTCCTGACCAGATTCAAGTCAGGGCATCTTGCGGTAGCACAACGGACGGGATCGAATCGTTTGCCTATAAAGGAGCTCCTGGGCCCCGGCATTGCGCTGCTGTTTGGCTCCAAGAGAATCATGGCGGCGGCGAAGGATTTTTCGAAACTGAAATTCCGGGAGATATTCGAGCGCGAACTGAAATGGAGAAGCCGCTAGCCTGTCCAAAATGTCACAGCACATCATTGCTGAAATGGGGCCTGGGCGCCTCCGGGCGGCAGAAATATCGATGCGCGCTGTGCCGCCGGCAGTTCGTTGCCGGATCTGATCATTTCCTGGAACCGGAGAAGAAGGCGGTCGTCATGCGGCTCATCGAGGCCGGCGTCGAGCCGGCCAAGATCCGGGAGGCGATCCCGGACATTTCGTTGCGGTGGGTCTACGAATTGCGCAGAAGGCTGAAACGTGACCGACAGGGATGACGAGATCCGCAGACAGGTTCAGGAGAGGGTAGCCCGGGAGGCCGCGACGGTGCCGCCGGAAGAGCACCCAGGGCTTTCCAGCCAATTCATCCAGGAATGCCTCTTCGCAAACGAGCAGGGCGACGGCGTGCTCTACGCGACCCTGTTTCGCGATCGGTTCCTGTACTGCAAGAATACCATGGAATGGTACGAATGGCAGGGCCACTCCTGGAAGCGCGACATCATGAACCGATCGCTGGCCGCCGTCGAGGAGCTGGTGGCCCGTTATATGGCGGAATACAAGGCCCTGGGCGGGACAATCGCCGACCTCACGGCCGATGCGGAGGCGGACAACTCGAAGCAGATCAAGCGGCTCTCGGAGTTGCAGAAGCAGCTGCTCAAGCGGGTCAGCCAGCTGCGGGCGGACAAGCGCCGCACGGCGTGCCTGAAATTCGCGCACACGATCGACAACCCGCTGGCCATCGCCGGGGAGGAGTTTGACAACAAGCCCATGCTGTTCCCTTGCGCAAACGGAGTGATCGATCTCGAGACGGGGCGACTGCATGATGGCCGCCCCGGCGACTACCTGTCTCTGTCCAGCCCGGTGCCCTTCCTGGGCATCGATGAGCCGGCGCCGCTCTGGGAGCGGTCCATCCGCGAGATCTTCAACGGCAACGAGGATCTTATCGCGTATGTCCAACGGCTCTTCGGGTATGCCATGACGGGACTCGTGCACGAAAAGGTTTTTCCCGTGCTCTATGGCCGGACCGGGTGGAACGGCCGCAGCCTCATCGTCGAGCGGATCGCATATTGTATGGGGGACCTGGCCGGATCGATCCCTGCCGAGATGCTGCTCTCGACAAAATTCGTGAAGGGCGCCGCCGGGCCTTCGCCGGACATCATGGGGCTCAAGGGGATCCGTTTTGCCTATGCGTCCGAGGTGGACGAGGGGCACCGGTTCTCGGCCTCGAGGATCAAGTGGCTCACCGGCAAGGACACCCTGGTCGGCCGCAACCCGCACGACAAGTACCAGACGCGCTTCACCCCCACGCACAAGCTGTTCCTGATGACCAACACGCAGCCCCAGGCGCCGCCGAACGACAAGGCCTTCTGGGAGCGGCTGCACCTGATCCCTTTCACGATCTCCTTTGTCACCAGGGAGCCGCAGGAGACGCACGAGCGGCCGGCCATCAAGGACCTGGACCAGCAGCTCGCAAAGGAGTACCCCGGAATCCTGTCCTGGCTCGTGCGCGGCTGCCTGCTTTACCAGAAGCACGGCCTGAGACCGCCCCGGGAGGTCACGGAGGCCACGGAGCTTTACCGCCGCAACGAGGACCTGCTGGCCGACTTCATCGACGAGTGCTGCGTCCGCGAGCCCGGGGCCAAGGAGAAGAGCTCGGCGCTCTACGCCCGCTTCGTCGACTGGTATCACGACAACATCGGGAAGAACGAGCCCAGCGGCACTTGGTTCGGAAAACAGCTCTCGCAGAAGTACGAGAAGAACAAGTCCGAGGGCGTCGTCATGTATCACGGCATCGCCCTGGCCGGCAATCAGGGAGGGTTGGAGGGTTAATATGGGTTTTCTGTTGTTTTTTGAAAAATCGCAAAAAAAAGAAGAAAGGGTAAAAAACCCTCCCTGTATCTACAACCCTCCCCAACCCTCCAGAAACTATCCCTGTTATCAGGGCTCTGCCGACATGGATTCAAGGTGCCGGTTTTATTCGGGGATCGACGTGGATGGATGGCATCAAAATTTGGAGAGGGAGGGTTGGAGCGTTTTTCAACCTTTTCCCCGGCTAACTGTTTTTGAAAAAGTTTCGTGCGATTAAATAGTAAAAAATCTCTCCAACCCTCCCTAAAGGCTACTTTTCAGGGGGGAACTATAAAATAGAATCATTATTATTGGAATGAAATTAAATAGTTATAAAAAAGGAAAAAAGAGGGAGGGTTTGAAAAGGGCAAGCCGATGAAAAATGTCCTGGAGCTGGCCGGCAAGCGGGTGCAACTTCGCAAGGCCGCTTCCACCCACGGCGGGGAGTGGCAGGGCCCATGCCCGGGCTGCGGCGGGAAGGACCGCTTTCACGTCTGGCCGAACCAGCGCGAGGGCGGAAGCTACTGGTGCCGGCCCGGGAAGGGCTGCGGGAAGTACGGCGACAACATCCAGTTTCTGATCGACTTCGAGGGGATGACCTTCCGGCAGGCCTGCAACGAGCTCCGGATCGACGTGCCCGAGCGGCCGGCCGGGTGGCGTCCGGACGTGCCGAGGCCGAAGCCGGCGTTCAACCCGGATACATCCGCGGCCCCCGGAGAGATCTGGCAGGAGCGCGCCGAGACATTCATTGCCTGGGCCCAGGGGCATCTCGAGAAGAACGCCGAGGCCCTCGCCTGGCTGGCGGCCCGCGGCATCGACGCCAGCACCGCGGCCGACTACCGCCTCGGGTGGAACCCCGGCGAGGACGGCAGGGACATCTACCGGGCCCGCAGCGCCTGGGGCCTTGCAGAGGAGCGCCGCGACGACGGCAAGCCAAAGGCGCTCTGGATCCCCGTGGGGCTTGTAATCCCCTACATCCGCGACGGGGTTATCCATCGAATACGGATCCGCCGCCCCGAGGCCGATCGCCGGTATATCGTCCTGCCGGGATCCTCGAAGTCCGTCATGCTTCTGGGCAGGGATCGCCGCGCATTCGTCGTTGTCGAAAGCGAGCTGGATGCCATTGCCGTGATGGCCAACAACCGGCTTGCCGGCGCCGTGGGGCTGGGTTCGGTCTCTGCCAAGCCGGACGCCGAGGCCGTCGAGGTCCTCCGCGGGGCCCTGCAGATCCTCGTTTCGATCGATTACGACGATCCGGGTGCGAAGGCCACAGCCTGGTGGAAGGAACACTTCAGCCGCTGCGACCGCTGGCCCGTGCCCCAGGGGAAGGACCCCGGCGAGGCGTTCGCGATGGGGACGGACCTTGACCGGTGGATTCGGGCAGGGCTGCCGCCGGCGCTGACCATCGAGGAACCGGCCGCGAAGAAAGCCGCGGTGCCCGAGATGAAAGGGACCGACGGAAAGACAAGTCCGACATCCGGCGGGATCCTCTCGGCCCAGCTTCCGGCGGCGGTGATGGAGCTGCGCGAGCTGCTGCGCAAGAACCCGGGCGTGCGCATCATCAACACGCCGGAGCGATTCGCCGTCCTGCGGGACGGCAAGTACGTCGGCGGGCGGATCAACCACCTGGTCTTTCAGGACCCGCAGGTGCGGGACTACATCCTGGGGCACCCGGCCGGCGAGATCAGCTGGGAGAACCTGATCCCATGACGGACAATACGCAAGAGTCCCCGGAGAGATGTTTCGACAACGTCGACGAGGTGATCGAATATCTCGCCGCCTGCGGCTGGGTTGCAAGGAAGTCGACGGTTTACCGGCACCGCAAGGAGGGAAAGTTTCTTCCGAAGGAAAACGGGAAGTATCGCCAGAAGGACATTGACCGATATGCGAGGAGTTTTCTCAGGGAAGCCGAGACGGGGCAGAAGATCAAGGCCCTCGAGGACCAGCTCCAGCGCAAGAAGCTCGAGCAGGAGTTGAAGAACCTGGAGCTCGAGCACGAACGGAAGAAATTCCAGCACGACAAGGAGCTCGGGAAATATATCGAGCGCGAGAAGATGGAGATCGAGCTGGCCGCCCGGGCGGGGATTCTCGAGGCGGGGCTGAAGCACTGGGTGCAGTCCAGGGCCGCGGACTGGATCCGGGCCGTGGGCGGCGA